GGCATGGTTAAGAAGATGCGCGGCGGCGGCATGGCGAAGAAGGACAAGATGTGATGAAGACCAAGCAATCCAAGCAATCCAAGAACAAGCCGCGCGTGAACGCGATTTCGCGTGGCCGTGCGGCTGCCGGGTCCCGTGAACTGCGCGAGATGCGCAATGTTCGCGAGAGCGCGGAGCAGGCGGAGCGTTTTCAGGGCGAGGATCTTGAGGCGGCGCGTCCGCTCCGCAAGTCTCCGGCTCCGCTCCGCAAGTCTGTTCCCGTTCCGCCGATGCGGCCGCCGGGTCTGAAAGGCAAATCCGTTCTCATTCCTCCGATGCGCCCGAAAGATCTGGCCAAGGGCGGTCCGGCGAAGAAGGGGAAGAAGTGATGAAAAAAATCCCGCCGAAAACGTACCCGGTTCCGGGTCCTGCTCCGATTCCTCCGACGCCGATTCCTCCGAAGCCTCGGACCACGCCGGTTCGTCCGCCCATTTCTCAACCGAAGCCTCCTCGGCCGGGCGGCCCGGTTCCGACTCCTCCGAAGCCGGTTCCGACTCCTCCTCGGCCGGTTCCGACTCCTCCTCGGCCGGTTCCGACTCCTCCTCGGCCTGTTCCGACTCCTCCTCGGCCGGTTCCGACTCCTCCGAAGCCGAAGCCGGTTCCGACTCCTCCGAAGCCGAAGCCGGTTCCGACTCCGAAGCGTCGGCCTGTATCTCCGAAGCCGAAGCCGGTTCCTCACGTGGTTCCTCCGCCGGGGTCTCCGACCATACCGACGCCAAATCCGAAGCGTCGGCGCAGTCTAATTCCGATGAAACCCGGCAAGAGGTAAGAGCGATGGCGAAGCCCGGTCTCTACGCAAACATCCACGCCAAGCGCAAGCGCATTGCTGCGGGAAGCAAAGAGAAGATGCGCAAGCCGGGATCGAAAGGTGCACCGACTGCCGAAGCATTTCGGCAGTCGGCCAAAACCGCGAAGAAAGCCGAAGGCGGCGCGGTCAGTTCTGGCGTTCGGCGGCTGAAAATGTCCGAAGAGGTTAAGCGCAAATGACCGTGTCCGGTACGAAAACCTTCGAACTCGACGTCACCGAGTACATCGAAGAAGCCTACGAGCGTTGCGGCTTGGAGGCTCGTACCGGCTATGACCTGCGGACCGCGAAGCGTTCGCTGAATTTGATGCTGGCCGAGTGGGCTAACCGCGGCATCAACCGCTGGACGATTGCCCAGACCACGCAGACAGTGACTGTTGGAACGGCGTCGTACAGCCTTGGCGCGGAGACGATTGACATCCTGTCGGCTGTTGTTCGCAGAGATGGTACGGATTACTCGCTTGATCGGATCAGTCGGGACGACTTTTTGACCATCCCTGACAAGTCGATGCAGGCCCGCGTCATGCAGTTCTACGTTGACCGTCAGATCACGCCTACGCTGAAGGTGTGGCCGACGCCGGACAACAGCACGGACATAATTATCTTCGACCGGCTAGTTCGGATGGACGACGCTGCGACGCAGGCAAACACGCTGCAAGTCCCGTTTAGGTTCTACCCTGCTCTGGCGGCGGGGCTGGCCTATTACATCTCGCTCAAGAAGGCTCCCGCGCGCACGGAGGTCCTGAAGATCCTCTACGAGGAAGAGATGGCTCGTGCGATGGAAGAGGACCGCGACCGCGCGTCGTTCATCATCCAGCCCAGTGTGGCTTATAGCTGGGGGATGTGATGGGCAAGTTTGCGTCTGGCAAATACGCTTACGGCATCTCCGACCGTTCCGGTTTCCGCTATCGGCTGAACCGGATGAAGAAAGAGTGGACGGGCTTTCTTGTGGGCCCGGACGAGTATGAGCCGAAGCACCCGCAACTTGAGCCGCGGCGCAGGGTTTCTGACCCGCAGGCACTGAAGGACGCGCGGCCGGATCAGCCTGAGCCTCTGTTTGTTTTCGTCGGCGTGCCGCTGGTTGAGGATCCGACTCTTGGGCCCGTGTGGGGCGTTGGCCAAGTTGGTTCTGTTACGGTGAGGACGACATGAGCTTTACATACGCCCAACTGAAGCAGGCCATTCAGGACTACACGCAGAACACGGAGACGAGCTTCGTGAACAATCTGCCGGTGTTCATCCGCATCGCGGAGGAGCGCATCCTGAAGAGCGTCCAATTGAGCCTGTTCCAGAAGAACGTGACGGCCAATGCGACGACTTCGAACAAGTATCTGGCGTGCCCTCCGGACTTTCTAGCGCCCTACGCGCTGAGTTACGAGGTGTCGGGGTCGAAGACGTTTGTCGAGTTCAAGGACGCCAACTTCGTCCAAAGCTACAACCCTGACGGCTCGGTGACGGGGCAACCCAAATACTATGCCCAGTTCGATGTGGACAACTTCATCTTGGCGCCGACGCCTGCGTCGAACTATGTAATGGAGTTGCATTACCTGTATCGTCCGGCCAGCCTGACCGCGGGTGCCGAGAGCGGCACGACGTGGCTCAGTACGAATGCGGAGTTGACCCTTCTGTATGGTTCGCTTGTCGAGGCTTACATTTACATGAAGGGCGAGCAGGACATCATGGCAATGTACAATCAGCGGTTCCAAGAATCGCTTATTGGCATCAAACTTCTTGGCGAGGCAAAGGAACCGACCGATCAGTATCGGACGGGCATGGTAGTGAGGCCGAAACAGTAATGCTTGGAGCATCAATGGAAGTGCCGCGCTACGCGCAGCTTGTGACGGTCAACACGACTTCTGGGCGTGGGTTCACGCCGGAGGAATTGGCTGCCAAATGTGCGGACAAGATCGTCGCTGTTTCGGCGGATGCTCCTGCGCCCATTCGGGATCAGGCGCACGCTTTCAAGCAGCGTGTGGAGCAGGTGGTTCTGGCCTACCTGAAGCAGGCGGTTCACAGTGACCGGACAACTGTGTATAATGCGTTGAACGATGCAGGTCATCCGGGGCTTGCTGATCTGGTAAGGAGGCTCTGACGTGGCATTCACCGGCAACTTCATGTGTACGTCCTTCAAGAAAGAGCTTCTTGAGGGGATCCACGATTTCCGCAACTCTGGCGGGGACGACTTCAAACTGGCGCTTTACGACAACAGCGCCTCGTTCACCGCTGCGACGACGGCCTATACCGCGACCAATGAGGTTGGCGCGTCTGGCTCGTATTCTGCGGGCGGTGGCTCGCTGACGCGGGTAGACCCGACTACGAGCGGGACGACGGCGTTCACCGACTTCGCGGACATCACCTTCACCTCGGCGACGATCACGGCCTACGGCGCGCTGATCTACAACGACACGGCGGCGGGTGATCCTTCGGTGATCGTGCTGGACTTCGGCGGTGCCAAGACCTCGACGGCGGGCGACTTCGAGATTGTCTTCCCTGCGGCGGCAGCTTCGACGGCCATTGTTCGGATTGCCTAAACCATGACAGACATCACCGTCCCCTTTACCGGCTGGGGCCGCGCGGGGTTCGGTGAACTAGCGTGGGGCGAGGGCAGTGTTGCGGTTGGCTTTGCCACGGGCGAAGTCGGCAGCGTTACGGTCAACGTCGGCACGGGCGTATCGGTCAATGTCACGGGCGTCGAGGCGACGGGTGAGGTTGGCACGGTCCTCGTTGTTGAGGACATCATCGTCAATGTCACTGGTGTCGAAGGCACGGGTGAGGTTGGCACTGTTACGGTCAACCTTGGAACGGGTGTATCCGTCAACGTCACAGGTGTGGCAGCGACGGGTGAGGTTGGCGATGTCGCCATTACGGGTGACGCAAGTGTCACCCTGACAGGCGTTGAGGGCACGGGTCAGGTCGGCACAGCAACTGCCCGCACGGTCACTCGTGTCAATGTCACGGGTGTTGCCGGAACTGGCGAGGTTGGCAGCGTAACTGTGGCGGCTGGAGCCCGAGTTTTCGTCACAGGCGTCAGCGCCACGGGCCAAGTAGGACAGGTCTTGGTGTGGGGGAGGATTGTTCCAGCGCCCGGAACAAGTTATACTCCCATCGTCCCAGCGTCTGGTACGATCTGGACCGAGATTGCGGCGTAAGGAAGCGAGATGGCGAGCACATACACGTCGAACGGTGGTATCGAG